TAAAGATGTCGTGCCCTTTAGTATTAAAGTCTAACAATCTTAATACAGTATCAAACTCGCTACGAATTCTTTTCTTGATAGTTTCTGAGTATTGTAAATTATCCAGAGAAATAGAAACCGACTGATCCTTTTCATCAGATACGATTGACTCGTTTACTATGTCTTCGATTGCTGAATCACACTCAGGTTGAGTAGCGATATCACGATATCTACGAATTAAATCTTGTTCAGACCTTTCTCTACCATCAGTATCCAGAACTTGACCGAAGAAGCCACCTCCAGCAACTTCGGTCGTTCCGTCATCTGTACTTGGTAAAGTGAACTTCTCTTGACCTTTTTCGTCTTTGATTCGTTCAAATTTAAAACCAAATAGTTGTGCCATGTTATAAACTCCAAACCTCTATATTTTTGTATAACTATTTATACGATTAAAATTAGAAGTTTACACCACTTGCTTCAAAGTGTTGGTATCTCCATGTAACTTCAAACTCTTCGATCTCGTTTGTAGTTTCAGTAGACAAGTCTATTTGAGCAACTGTTAATGGCCATGCGTTTCTAAAGATATAACTCTTAAGAACTGTATCATCTCTATCTAACTGCTCAACGAACAAGTCAGTTTGATAGTCAGCAGGGGAAATTACACCAGTTCCTTCTGCTAAATCGTTGATACCATTTGACCATCTTTCCATAGCATTTCTAATCATAAAGTCTGTGTCATTGATAAATGTTACAGACCAAGCATCAGCAAACTCTCTGTCACCTGCCATGTAGATTTTTCTTCCACGGAAAGGCACTTCAATCTCACCTATTGTTTGAGCAGGTAAGTTTGATGCTTTTGCTAGAAAGGATGTTCTACGAACATCCAATCCGATAGCAATACCAGAAGGTGGAGTTATTGTTACTCTGAATTGGTTAGCTCTAGCACCACCACCAATCAGATTCGCTTTAAAATCGTCTATTGCTGCCATGATTAACCTCCAACCTCAGAGAACGCTACACCAGTTCTCGTTGCGATAAAGTTTAGTGTTATGAAGTTAATTGATCGAGCAGGTTTCACAAATATATCTGCGACAAACTCGTTTCTGTCAATTACTTCCCCAGTGTTGTTAGTAGCATCACATTTAACTAAAAAGTCTGTGATACCTCTACAACCTTGAACATCTCGTAAGAATGGTTCAATTAAGTTTCTAAACTGCGCTCTAGTAAACTCATCGTTAAATTCAAAGAGTTGGAATTTAGATGCTGTAGCAATTGCTTTCTCTAATACTAAGAACAATCTACGAACATTAATTCTATCAAACGCACTTGGTTTTGATAGAGCAGTTTTATCACCAAATAGAACTACACCTTGTCCTGGGAAGTTTACAACAGGATTAACTCTTGCACGATACAAGAAATCTCTGTTTGCTTTATTAGGATTGTATGAAAGTTTAATTGCGTTTCTTACATTACCACGATTCAAACCTCCTGGAGAGAACCATGGATCCGCAACTCTATCAGTGTAAGCACATAAACCAGCAGTGTCACCATTCATTGGGACAAAACGATATACATCGTTATACTTGTCATACATGTACTTATAACCACTATCGAATACCATGTAAGATGAAGAAGGACATAAGTCAAATGCTTCAGTTACATTGTCAGTTTGTGTATTACTATCAGTAACACCAACTGTAGCAGAACGATAAGGCGAAACAAAACCAACACAATCTCTTCTGGTTTCAACAACATTTGTAAGCATTGTTACAAAAGTATCTTGACCAGCAGCACTGTCAGTAGTTAAACTTGATGAACCACCAAGAATTAAGTTTACATCAATGTTATCTGAGTCTAGATATTTTTCAAAAGCAGTTTGCATTTCACCAGCAGTTACCGCATAATCGTCAGTGCCACCAGAAAGTGTTGTTAATGTTGGAGTATCTACTGCTGTATAAGAAGAAGTAGTATCAGTACCCCAGTTTGTACCACTTGTGTTATGATCCATCCAGTAAACGAAAGCAGATTGTCTGAATATTACATCAGGGTAATAAATGCTATCACCTTGTGGCGATTTAGCACTTGAGTTTTTAGAAAGATTTGAGAATGTTTCAACTACAGAACTAGTTCTTTGACCTGCTACATCGTTGTCGTATCCAGTAATGTCACCTGTAGTGTCATAAACAACTACATGTAATTCGTCGCCAGTACCACGACCATTAGCAGTCGCCCATGCTGAAGTTCCTGGAGCACCATTAAATAAATCATAGAACTTCCATCGTCTTAATATATAAGCATCATCAGCGATAGCAGTTTGTAGACCTGCTCCGTTTGGATCGTCTTTTAATCTAATTGTTAATAAGTTGCCACTTGTATCAACAGAAGTTACTTCGTATTCACGATAGTTATCTGCTGGTGTTGTATAAAGTGAATCGCTGTAGAATGAAATTAAATCACCTACATTAAACGCATATCCTGACGCATCAGCATCATCTACTGTAATTGATGTATCACCAACTGCTACATCTGCTTGGTTTACTTGATTGTTCGCACCCAATGATTGTTGGTATGCTGTTGCTGTAGCACAAATTGATACACCTAATGAGTTACCATGAGTACCAGCAGTTCTTGCTGCCCACTCACCTACTGAACCTTGTCCAGCATTGAAACTGTTTTCGTAATGATCGTCATCACGAATAAGAACACCACCAGTAGCACCAGCATTAGTGATACCAGATTCGGCACGAGTAACATAGCAAGCGTCTGTATATGCTAAAAAGTTTGCCACTGTGAACCAAGATTCGAATTGATTACTTGTATTTTGCGGTTTTCCAAATATTCTTAATAATTCTTCTTCTGAAGTTATTAGAACTGGAGAACTAACTGGACCTTTTTGGAAAGCACCAGCTGTCGCACCGATCGAAGTTGCCACTGCAGGAACAACATTCGTCAAATCAATTTCGTTTACTTGGACACCAGGCGAGACTTGAAATCCCATAGTGTTTACTCC